TCGGCTGGATTACGGGGGTGATCGAGAACGTGCGGACGGGCCACGTTCTTGACGGTCATGCGCGAATCGAAGAGGCTTTGAGCAGAGGAGATGACGAGCCGGTGCCGTTCATCCAGGTCGATCTAAGCGAAGAAGAGGAGCGGCTGGCCCTGTCGGTCTTCGATCCCATCAGCGCGATGGCTGATTACGACCAGGAAGTTCATGCGCAGTTGCTTGAGCAGGTTCAATCGAGCCAAGCGGGAGTCAAGGATTTACTAGCTTCGCTGATTGAAAAAACGAATGCCGATGAAGCACTACAGCGGGAAATGACGCCGGAGGCAATGAAACTCCGCGTCTCTGAGCACTACGATTATCTGTTGGTCGTGGCTTCAAATCTCCAAGACTGGAACCGGCTTCTCGAATTGGTCTTTGGGGCCGAGAGCGTCCAGCGGCGAAGCTCGTTTGGCCTAGCCCGCGGAATTCGGGCAGAAAGGCTGATAGCGCTGCTCGATCATGGCTGAGAGCTATCGCATAGTGATTCCGAGCAGACGGCGGCCAGAAACGGCGTCAAGAGCGCTCAGGCTATTGCCCACTGCGACAGTTGTCGTGGCCGAGGTAGAGCGAGCGGATTACTTGAAGACAGTGCCTGCTGAGGCTCTGATATGTCATGAGGGCCTTGCTGACTTACCAGCGATTAGGACTTGGATTCTTGATTGGTTTGATGAAGATTGCATCGTTCAAGTTGACGATGATCTACGGCGAGTCGTATCGTGCATCACCGGTCGAACCATAACCGCGCCGGAGGCTATCAAACAGTTGATAGAGAACAGCTTGCAAGTGGCCGAGGACTGCGGCATCGGCGTCTTCTGTTGGAGCCGGACCTTAAATCGCACACTGACGCATCCAGACGAACGGCCATTCAACTTCACCGCTCCAGTCGCCTCCGTCTTTGGACAACGAGGACTGGCTCGCCATCGCCATTGGGATTCCGACTTTCCCGGCAAGGCGGACTATGAATTCACGTTGCGGACGCTAATGGAGGATCGAATTCTGCTTGGAGACAACCGATTCTATTTCGATTGTGGCCCGCCGTTCCGCGGAACAGGTGGCAACGCTGGCCGAATCACCAAGAAACAAATTGCCGAGACCGACCGCTTGCTGAAGGAACGATACGGCGCGGCAGCCGATCTCGGCTCTCGCGATACCTATCAGCACCCCCGACCGTCAATCGGGGGCATGGGCATCAGGGTGCGTCGAAAAGCAACTCTTCACTAGGCTTATGTCCATTCTTGTGCGCATCGCGAATCTTCCACATCTCGTAGGCTTGCTCCTCGTACTCGTCGCTCTCGGCGGGTGGGTGGAGCCGCGCGCCTTCGGTGCGGAAGTGGTCAAGTCCCCGGCCTCGCCTGCGCCCCTCGACGGTGTGCATGTCGAAAGCCCAGTCGGGGACGGTTGGGGTGTAATCGGTGAGTTGCGCCCGGAGTCCGATGGCGGCCTGGAAGTGGTCACCCTCCCGGCTCTTCTGAGCGCGGGAAAGGGCGCGGATAGCGTTGCCGAGCGGCATACGCCACAACCCCGGCTTCTCCGGGTTGTAGTGACGCTTGGCCTGGTCAATCGCCAGCGAGGCAAAGATCACGGCCTGCTGGTCGGCGAGACCGACGTCCTCATGGGCGACAATCTCAAGACGGTTGCAGACCATTGTGAAGAAGGCTTTTGAGGTGAGGCCAAGCTCACACGCGAACTCCATTGCCTCGGCTTCGAGGCCTCTCCGAATGGCCTTCTGCATGGCGGAGAGGCACGCGAACGGGGAAAGCTTCCCCTTGGTGCGTGGAATCATAGGTTCTCCTTTCAGTTGGGATTTGACAGAACACCGAGCGACTATACCACAGCTTGCTAACTATTGCAAGCACGGAACTTAGGTGGCTCTAACTACTCAGCACGCTCTATTTATCCACATTCCGAAGACTGGCGGCTCGTCCGTCAGGAGGGCTCTTTGGGAGGCCGGGCTGGCCCGCGGGGAGTCGGGGCCGTTCGAGGTCGAAGACCATTACGGCATAGAAGACGTGCGACCGGAGCTGCGGCGTCTCTTCAGCTTCGCCTTCGTGCGCGAGCCACTCTCGTGGCTGAGGAGCCGGTGGGCTTGGGCGTTAGAGAGTGACTTTCCGCGCAAGATGTTGATCGAGGAAGCGGCGGCGGGTCATTGGATGGCGGAATGTTTTCAAGGCGAGAGGGTTAGTTTTCGGGTCTTTATCGAGCGCTATTTACAACATCATCCAGGCGTGTGTGGTCTTACGTATTTTCGAATGCTTGGCTGGCGCAATGAGGGCCAGGCGTGGCGTCCTGGCGAAAACGCTGTTCGATTCGTCGGTCGCCAAGAGAGCCTATGGGCTGATTTGAGAAGCGCTTTGATCGAAGCTGCCGAAGATGTTGCGCGCTTGAGAACGGAGCCACACTTGAAATCCACGGATCATATAGCGACCGAGCCTCTACCGAGGTCGCTTGAGGCGGGCATATACAATGCAGAGGCGGCTGTCTACCAAATCTTCTACGCAGAGAGCTTATCCATGGCGGTCAATTTATGAGCACCAAAGGGAAGCGCCAGCGATCACCGTTTCAGATTCTTGAAGACCGACAGATGATTGCGCATCTGTATCTCACCGGGAAGAAGCAGTGGGAGATCGGCCTTGAGATGAATTTGACTCAGGCGCGGATCAGCCAGGAATTGAAGATCGTTAGAAAGGCGTGGCTTGACTCAAGTATCAGGGATTTCGACAAAGCGAAGGCCGAGGAACTGGCGAAGATAGATCGACTGGAAGTCGAGTATTGGGACGCATGGAAGCGAAGTTGTGAGACGCGGGAGAAGCACATCACAACTACACGGACGAATGAGCGCGGTGATGAATCAGGCGCGCGCGTAGAACGAGAAAATCTATATGGCGATCCTCGATTCCTACAGGGTGTCGAGCGCTGTATCGAGCAGCGGTGCAAGATATTCGGTCTCTACGCAGCGACCAACATCCGGGTTGACCTGACTGAACTAGAGCAGACACTTGCCGATGAATGGCTGCGGGTACTGAAGCGACCGACAGAGCCCGACTTAGCAAGCGAGTTGACGCAATGAGCGCGGCGCAAATCTTACCGGACAGCATCCGCAATCTGCCGCCGCAGGCGAAGATAGCGCTTGTTGACAGATTGCGCTCAATACCAGATGGCGGGGCATGGAAAGAGTTGGCGCGGCTTCAGGGTGCGGCGGCGGAGGTGGAATATGAGCTACGTGAGCCGCATGAAAAACAGCGACTGTTCATTGAATCCACGGCAAAGCGGAAAGTAATCCGTGCCGGCCGGCGCGGCGGCAAAACAAGCGGCGTTGCGCTCCTTGCGGCCAAGGCATTCCTGGCGGGTCGCCGGGTGCTTTATGCAACGCCGACTCAGGATCAGATAGAGCGGTTCTGGTTCGAGACGAAACGTACATTCGGCAAGGCCATCGATCGGGGCGCGCTGGTAAAGAACGAAACTAAACATGTGGTCGAGAGAACGACTAGTGAGAATCGCATCCGAGCCAAGACGGCCTGGAACGCAGATACCTTGCGTGGCGATTACGCGGACCTCCTGATTCTTGACGAGTATCAGCTAATGAGTGAGGACGCATGGGCCGTAGTGGGCGCTCCGATGCTTCTCGACAATAACGGCGACGCAGTATTTGTCTATACCCCGCCGTCAATCCATAGTCGGAGCGTGACGAAGGCACGCGATCCGCTTCATGCCGCAAAACTCTTCAAGCAGGCGCAGATAGATTCGACCGGCATCTGGGAGACATTTCATTTTTCCAGTCATGATAATCCACACCTGAGCCGCGAAGCCCTTGAGCAGATAACGCGGGATATGACGCGACTCGCCTATCAACAGGAGATCGAAGCGATTGACCGTGAGGATGCACCGGGCGCTCTATGGAACCGCGAGTTGCTTGAGAAATGTCGAGTTGTAGCAGCCCCTGATCTAATCCGCATCGTCGTAGCGATTGACCCCTCGGCGACGAGCACTGGAGATGAAGCCGGAATCATCGCCGCTGGTATAGGGTCCTGTTCGTGTAAGGGACCGGTTGAGACGCATGGATTCGTCATAGAGGACTCGAGCCTACAGGGCAGTCCGCGAGCATGGGCGCAATCAGCCGTAGTCACTTATCATAAACTCAAGGCCGATAAGATGCTGGCAGAGCAAAACAACGGCGGCGAGATGGTACGGGTGACCATCTCGACGGTAGACGGCGCGCCGCCAGTAGAACTGATTCATGCATCTCGGGGGAAGCTGACCCGTGCAGAGCCGGTGGCAGCCCTATATGAGAGAGGCGCTGTTCATCACGTCGGAGCGTTCGAGGAACTTGAGGACGAATACTGTCAGTGGATGCCGGGACGACCGTCTCCGAATCGGCTCGACGCAGCAGTGTTTGCGTTAACCGACTTGATGCTCAATAAGACACAAACCACATTAGGCGTTCCAGTCAGCATCAGCAAATCGAGCCGCTGGATGTGACGAATTGCTCAATTGTGTACAGGATGAATGCCGAAATCACCCGACTCTGTAGAATTCCAATTGACCCAGGAGATCGGTGCAACCGGTCTCAAGCAGTATTCGGGTTACATCTACGAAGAGTTTCTTCGCCAACTCTGGCAGTCCAAATGGAAAAAGATCGTCCGCGAGATGTCGGAGAACGACCCGATAATCGGCGGCACCTTGCGAGCAATCGAGATGCTTGTCCGCCAGACCAGTTGGCGGGTCGAGCCAGCCTCGGAATCGCCAGAGGATCGACAGCGGGCCGAATTCGTACAGGGCGCACTCTACGATATGTCCCATACTTGGCAGGATACGCTCAGCGAGATACTGAGCTTCGTGCCTTGGGGCTGGTCCTTTGTCGAGTGTGTTTATAAAAAGCGCGGGGGCGATGTCAACGATTCGACTAAGCGCAGCAAGTTCAATGACGGACGAATCGGTTGGCGGAAGTGGGCGATTCGAGCGCAGGATACTCTTAGTCAGTGGATATTTGACGAGAGCGGGGGAATGCGGGCAATGGTTCAGAGTCCGCCGCCGGACTTCATATCGCGGACAATCCCTATTGAGAAAGCGCTGCACTTCACGACCACGAGCCGCAAACGGAACCCCGAGGGGTTTTCCGTACTCAGAAACGCTTTCACGTCGTTCTACAACAAGACGAACCTACAGCGGATTGAGGCGATTGGGATCGAGCGTGACCTGGCGGGCATTCCGACCGCATGGGTTCCTGCGGATCTCTTACAAGCAGAGCTCTCGGCTGACAAGCAATCTGTTTATAATGCGATCAAGGATATTGTTATCAACATGCGGCGAGACGAGCAGGAGGGGCTTATCTTCCCGCTGGCCTACGATGCTGACGGCCACAAGCTCTATGATCTCACGCTGCTTACGACTGGGGGGCGACGGCAATTCGATACGGACGTTGTTGTCAAGCGGTACAATGCGCAGATTGCGATCAGCATGCTCGCCGACTTCATTCTACTCGGGCATGAGCAAGTGGGCTCTTACGCCCTGGCGGGTTCTAAGACGACGCTATTCTCGGTCGCGCTCGGGGCCTTCCTTGATTCCATCTGTGAAGTCATTAATCGCCATGCTATTCCCCGTCTCTTCAAGTACAACGGCTGGCCTACGAATAAGACGCCGACAATTGTCCATGGCGACATTGACACTGTTGACCTTAACGAGTTGGGCACTTTCATTGAGCGACTAAGCGGAGCGGGTTTCACGTTGCATCTAGCCGACGAAGTGCAACGACATATTCTTACGAAAGCTAAGCTGCCGGTATCGGAGAAAAGCGTTGTGGCTGAGCCTGTGAAAGATGACGATGATACAGGGGAGCCGAAGACGGCTACGGAACCAGACGATGAGACGGCCCTGATAGCCGATGGCGAGAAATGGTGGAAGCGGTATGCCGATGATGAAGCCAAGGCGTTGATTGGAGCGAAGGAAGAGGAATGATTGAGGCAAACGAGATAGACGACACTACAGTTGAGTCTCTCGCTCTTTTCCTCTATGCGCAGGGCCAGGTAGGCGAAGCGCCCGAATGGTATCGACTCTTCACGCTCGCCTCACGCTGCTACGCACCGGTCTGGGAGGTCGCGGCGGTTCTCGGTGACAGGACGACCAGCAAGAGAACATGGGTTATCAGGGGACTGACGATTGAGTTTGCTGAAGCGCGGATGTGAGAGATGGCGCGGCAAGACGCCTTGGCACACGCGGCAGAACACTCACGCATCGTGAGGGTATCATGAGACTATTAGGCATAGGACGCTTAGTAGTCCGACTGGGGTGGTCATGGCGACCATATTGGCGTCTGTGTCCGGAGAGCAAATCGAAGTGGGCGGGGATGTCTGACGATGCTCAACTGGAATATCACTGGGGCTGGTTGTGCTTCAGGTTCGACTATTATTCAACGCGGCGCTTTCAGCATCCCGATCCTTGGAAGTTGCCGCCGTTCCGCAATTGATATCATTTCATATGCATGCCCTTCACTTGGGATGCCAAGACACACTCATACCGCACGCCTGCTGGGCGTAAGGTCCCGCAGGTCGCCATCCGCGCAAAGCTTGACGCCGCAGTCGAACGAACAAAGGGCGACCTTCGAAAGCTGACCCAGCGATACATTAACGGTAAAGTCAACTCATCCGAATGGTTTCTTGGCGTAGACAAGCTACTAACACAGATGCATTCTGGCGCGGCGCAGATCGCAGTCGGTGGGAAAGGGCAGATGCTCAAGAGTCCAGTCTTTCTTGGTCGGCTCGGGGCCCGGGTGCGAGAGCAGAAAGCGTATCTTCGCGGGTTGGAGCGCGAGGTCTATGAGGGAAAGCAGAAACTCGACGGCAGGCTGTTGGCTCGTATTGAGATGTTTGGTGATGCAGGCGTCGGTACTTACGAAAATATGCGCCGCGGCATGATGATGGGGGATCGCGGTATTGCAGAGGAGAGCCGACGACTAGGTTACGCGAAGCACTGCGGGGACTGTCCGCCGCTTGCCGGCTATTGGGCTCCGATCGGGACCTTACCTGAGATTGGGGCAAGTCAATGTCTCTCGCGGTGCCACTGTCGGTTCATTTACAGGTAACTAAATCCGCTCCCTGAAGGGAGCGGATTTAACCCTGTCGCGTGAGCGACGGATTTTCCCGCTAAGTTACAATAGCGGATTCGAGAGCGGCGTACCGCAGACTGACACGGCACGATATATCGCGGCGCACGGCGTAAAGATACATCGGTATCAGACGGGGGCGGAATAATGAGCACAGCTAAGCCAGCAGTGTTGACGGACTCTCTCTTCAGCGATGACGACCAGGAGACCTACTGGTTCAAAGAGTATTCTCCCGAGCAGCGCGAGGAAATGGCTAAGTCGGGTCAAGCACTTCCTGACGGGTCATATCCAGTGGCCGATATAGCCGACCTTCGGAATGCGATTGCGGCTTACGGACGGGCGAAGAACAAGGTGGCAGCCAAGCGCCATATCATCAAGCGTGCACGGGCACTCGGCAAGATGGACTTGCTACCGGAGGACTGGCCGGGATCAACGAAAGGGAAGAAGACCAATGAGATCATCGATGCCATCATCATCGAGCGCGGTATAGCGGGATTGGTGTTTGACGAAGAGGGCGAGATCGTTCAGTGCAAGCCGCTTGCCTTTACGGATTTGACGCCTGACTTCTTGAATAAGCTGCGTGAGTTGGTGAAAGAGAAAGTGAAGGACGGCGACCTGTCCGCGTCTGACTGGGATAGCGCGGTTAAGAAAGCACGCGCCTATGCAGGAGGCAAGGCGAAAGCGAAGAAGAAAGATGACGACGGAATAATACCGGACGATGATGATCACATGAAGAAAAAGAAGATGGCAGAAGAGAGTCTGAGTGACTGGATTCGCAAAGTGGAGGCGGCCGTCTACGAACACACCAAAGATAGCAATGGCCAACCGAAATACTGGTGCCGCGAGACGTTTAAGAGCTATGTCATCGTATGTGAGCATGCGACCGGGAAGCTCTTCAAGGTCCCCTACGCGCGGACGGTAGGCGGCGATGTTGAATTCGGTGAATTCGAAGAGGTGGAGGAAGAGTACGTTGCGGTCAAGATGAGCTTGATTGATATGTGTGCACGCGGCGGCCAGTTCCGGCTGTTCTATGAGATACCGCAGGCATTCGCAACGCCGCCGGACTGGATGCCCGTATTGCCGAAGCCAGGCGAGTACAAGCATCCCGACTACGGCACGATCGACCTAACAAAGGACAGGCTCGCTAATTTCATCACGAACTTTGAGAGCAACGTCTACCAGAGTCGTCTCCCGATCAACGCCGAGCACAAGACGACTGAAGACGGGGCCTATGGATGGATTACCGGGCTGCGGCAGAACGACGACGGCTCAGTTGACGGCCAGGTAAGTTGGACCGACTTGGGCCGCGAGGCTATTGAAAATGATCGGTTTCAATATGTCTCGCCGGAATGGTTTGACAGGTGGAAGCAGGCCAGCACGGGTAAGACTATCAAAGACGTGCTGGTCGGCGCGGCGCTGACTGTTCGACCTTTCTTCAAAGAAGACGCTATGCGTCCGCTTGTCGCAAGTGAACAAGGCTGGTTCCTGCCAGCAGGCAGGCGGAATGATCAGCAATCTTTTGCATATTTCTTCACGGCGGCGACGCCGATATCACCAAACGGAGGTAACGCAATGGCTGACAAACAGCCCGACGTTCAGAAGGGCATGACGGACGCCGAGGCCCAGAAGTTCGCGGAACTAAGCGCGACCGTCTCTGAGCAGGCCGACCAGATCAAGGCGCTGAGTGAGACGGTGACGACCAAGGATGCCGAACTAAAAACGGCTTCGGAGGAACTAAAACAAGCCAAGGAACAGATCGGCGCGTTGACGAACTCTCTGACAACGTTGGAACGCCAACGCCGCCATGATCGGTTCTTGAACATGGCGACGGAGTTCAGCGGCGACCATGAACAGCATGTGAGATTCATGGAACTGATCGCCGATAAGACTGAGACGGGGGAGGCGTCCGACGAGTTCAAGCAGTATGTCGAGCGCGAGACGGCGGTTGCCAATCAGTTGAAGTCGGCCAATCTCTTCACCGAGATCGGCAGCTCGCGCCAGAACGAGGTTGATAAATCAGCCGAGGCTCAACTCAATGCGAAGGCAAAAGAATTCCAGGAGAAGAATCCGGGCATGTCCTTCGCGACAGCGTATAGCCAGATTATCGATCTCAACCCTGATCTCTATCGCCAGTATCGTGAGGAATCTCGGAAGGGGGTGCATTAATTATGGCCGTTGAAGGACCGCAACCAGTCAAATGGTCGTTTGTTGCCGGAGCTGATCTGTCGGCGAAACAGTATTACTTCGTCAAGAGCAACGGCACTGACAATCAGGTCATCGTCTGCGCGGCTGCAACCGACGTGCCGATCGGCGTGCTTCAGAACGCTCCCGCAAGCGGCGGCGTTGCTGAAGTCTGCATTGCCGGTATCACCAAGGTCTCATCGGACGCCGCGCTGACCGCAGGCAATCGTATCGGCACTTCTGCCGACGGACAGGCTGGCGCAAAGACGGCCGGCACCGACACAACGGAGTATGCCGTCGGCATCGTGATAATCGGAACAGGCGCCGCAGCTGGCCTTGCGACCGCCGTCATCAACTGTGCTGGCGCAGGCCGGGATGCCTAAATGAACTCCGCGACTGCAACGCTGATCAGGACGCTTGTCAGGCAAGCTAAAGGCGCATTGGCGGCTGTAGATAAGTGGCTTGATGAGTTGCAGAACGATACACCGATACTTGACGAGAAACCTGAAGTGCGCCAGGAATATAAAGCTTGAACCCAAGCCCGCCGCAAATCCCGCCTATTTGGGCCGCATTTGCGATATGCCGCCTTGGTAGTGAACCAAGGAGGAAATCGCAATGCCGCAACCTACTGCCCAAGCGGTCCATGCCGTCGATGTTCCACTAACCTACGTCAGCACGGCATACATTCAGGACCTTCGCAATTTCATAGCGACGCAAGCCTTTCCGATAGTGTCGGTCGAACACGCGACCGACAAATTCTACACCTACACAAAGGCCGACTGGTTCCGTGATGAGGCCAAAGAGCGGGCGGACGGCACGGAGTCTGCTGGCAGCGGCTACGGGCTGACCACCGATTCCTACACGTGCAAGGTCTTCAGCATGCATAAGGATATCGGCTATCAGACCCGCGCCAATGTCGATCCCGGTATCGACCTCGACCGTGACGCCACGCGGTTCGTTAGTCAGCGAATCATGTTGAAGGTCGAGAAGGAATGGACCTCGGCGTACTTCACCACCGGCAAGTGGGCGAACGATGTCACACCGGCGAATCTCTGGTCGGACTACACGAACTCCGATCCCGTTGAGGACGTGGAGACCGGTAAGGCGACGATCCTTGAAAACACCGGTTTTGAAGCCAACACCTTGATCCTGGGTTATCACACGTATCGTCGTCTACGGAATCACCCGGACATTATCGAACGCGTGAAGTACACGATGGCGGGTGGAGCGACGACCCGGCAGATAACGCCTGATCTTCTTGCTGCGGTCTTTGACATCGACCGGGTGCTGATCGCGAAGGGCGTTGAGAACACGGCGGTTGAGGGCGAGACGGCGAGCTACTCGTTCGTACAGGGCAAGCACGCGCTGATCTGTCACTCGGCGAAAATGCCCGGCCTATTGACGCCGACCTGCGGCTATACCTTTTCATGGCGCGGCGTATCGCAAGGGCTTGGGACGGACGTGGCCATCACTCGGTTCTACATGAATCACATCAAGTCGGATCGAGTCGAGGGTGAAGCGGCGTTCGCGATGAAGCTGGTTGGTTCTGACCTCGGCTACTTCCTTGCTTCAGTCGTAAGCTAATCAGGAGGGTCTGGATGAACACGCATGTTGTAGCAAAGCGGTTTCCGGGTCCGGGGAGCCAAGTGTTCACAAGCGGCGACGAGGTGGACGCCAGCCTATGGCGTAACACCAAGAAACTTGTCGAGCAGGGCTATCTACGGCCGTTAGATGAGCAGGAAGAACCGGCCCGAAAGCGCGGCCGACCACGAAAGGAGGTCTCCGATGGGAGCACAACGTAAGCGCGGCAAGTTCATAGCTGACACCGTGAGCGCATCGATCGCGGCGGCGGCGGGCAGTATCACACGGACAGAACTGTCAACGCCTGCCGCCCAACAGTCACTTTTGGCTGGCGGAGCCACGACTATCGCGACGACCGGCAACACGGATATCCATGTGATCGCGCCGCAGACCGGCACGCTTGCGAGTGTTGACTTCTCAGGCGTCGATGCGTTGGCGGCGAATGACACCAACTACATTACGTTTTCAATCACCAACCTCGGGCAGGCCGGAGCGGGCTCGACGGCGATGCTGGCGGCCACCGACGCCAATACGACGAAGGCCACTGGCGGGAGCGCGATCTCCGCGAACACGAAGCGGGCGCTAACGATGCACGGCACGGCAACTAACCTGAACGTCACAGCCGGGGATCGGCTTCGTGTACGGGCTGCGGCGACCGGAACGCTGGCCAACACCGTGACATTCGCGAGCTATCTACTTCGTTTCGGCGGTACGACGTAAAGGGGATTCACAAATGGCTGATCCTCTTGAAGAAACAGCCGTCGTTACGGAGGTTGCGAGCGGCATAGCCGACGTACAAGGTATTGTAGCAACCGCAAACCTCCGTCTATGCGGCTTCAGTTGTCGTGAGAACGCCGGAACGCCTGCCGCCGCCGAGTTCATTCTAAGGCACGGGACGACCGCTACTGATCCTGTCATTGCGTTCGTCAAACTCGCAGCCAGTGAAAGCGTTCGTGAGTGGTTCG